TTGAATATTGTTTTATTTGATAAACTAGGATAGCCCGAAGCTTTCATTAAAGATATCTCTGTAATATAACTTATCATATCCTTCCAAGAGGACGTTTTAGATAATAGCTCTTTTCCACTTGTTAGCAAAATAAATATATTTTCAGAAATTTCATCAACTATATTTTTTACATTATCTTCCTTTACAAATTTTCGATGTTTCTCTAATAAATTTAAAACAAATTCAGTCATATTATTAATTGTAATGATCTTATTAGACATAAGATTTATAAAAAATAGTGCTATGGCTCGTCGCTTTGCATTTTCCTTGTTAATACGACAAAATTTATCATAATCCTTATCAGGATTTACATATTCAATGTTTGAAAACAACTGCATAAATGAGGTAAAATTTTTCATACATATATCTTTCATAAAAGGAAAAACCTTGATCAAATCATAATACAAACTAGCATATAATTTACTATAAAATTCATTGGAGCTACCTATATCAAAAATAGCCTCTCCAAGCTTTATAAGATCTTCTTCTGTATGTTCGCAGCCCTTTACCTCTTCCATGATTTTAATTATTGAACCAGACATTTCATTATAATTTTCACACGTTATCTTATTTAATAGCAAAATTATATCATCTATCAGTTTATTCACGCCTTCTGTTTCTTTATTAATTGTAGTTGCTTTAAAATTACGCATAGCTTCCCAATTTTCAGGGCTACATTTGTATTTTTGTTTTTGACGCCCACCTCTCTTGAAATTAGGGGTCCGACTATAAGTGGGGGCGCCAACTTTTTCCGCAAGATATGTAATTTGTTTATATGTTTGCTCTGGAAGTGAATGATTATTTCTAGCACAACTCTCAACAAACGAATAAAAATTTTCTAAAGTGTATTGTCGATCAGCAAGTGTCACCATTTATTAACTATACAAAAATTATTTTATATCAATTTCCAAAAAGTGATATAAACATACTTATACTTTATTATATAACTATGTCTAGCGAACAAACCGATATAGAAAGCAATAGCTCTACATCTTTTGAATCTTGGGATGATGAAGATTTAGACTTGAAACTCAATCTTTTGCGTGGCGTTTATGCTTATGGATTTGAGAATCCTTCGCCGATTCAAAAACAAGCTATAATACCATTAATTAAGCGGCATGATATGATTGCGCAAGCCCAATCAGGGACTGGAAAGACGGGCGCTTTTGTAATAGGTTCATTGCAAATTTTGGATGAAAAAAAGCCGGTAACCCAAGTACTAATTTTAGCACATACACGTGAATTGGCGAGACAAATTCATAGTGTTATAAAGGCCATGGGTTCTTTACTTAAAATAACAAGTCAATTATTGGTGGGTGGAACTTCTACTGACGAGGACCGGGAGAAATTGGAAACAAACACGCCGCATATTATTGTTGGTAGCCCAGGCCGTGTTCATGATATGATTCGGCGTAAGCATTTGAAGACCGACGATATTACCCTTCTTGTTTTGGATGAGGCAGATGAGCTTCTCTCGCATGGTTTTAAGGAGCAAATCTATAAGATTTTCCAATTTATGCCGAATGAGGTTCAAATAGGTCTATTTAGTGCAACGATGCCTCACGAACTTAACATTTTGACTTCAAAGTTCCTGCGTAACCCTATTAAAATTTTAATTAAGAAAGAGATGCTAACGTTACAAGGGATTGCCCAATTTTATATAGCTCTAGACAACGATGAGCATAAGTATGCTACGCTGAAAGATCTATTTGGTTCTTTGTCTATTTCGCAAGCAATTATATATTGCAATAGTATTCGACGCGTTGATGATTTATATGATGCAATGAAACATGACGAATTTCCCGTGGAGAGAATGCATAGTAGTATGGAAGAAAAGGATCGAATGGATATTTTCCATCGCTTCAAGGCAGGAAATTGTCGTGTTTTGATCTCAACAGATCTTTTGGCTCGTGGCATTGATATTCAGCAGGTAAGTATTGTTATTAATTTTGACCTTCCAAAGAATGTACATACGTATTTGCATCGTATAGGGCGTTCTGGGCGTTGGGGTCGTCAGGGCGTCGGTATTAACTTTATTACTCGTAGGGATATTCAGAAGCTAACAGAGATAAAGCAATTTTATTCTACTGAAATTAAGGAATTGCCTAGCAATTACAAAGAAATCTTCTAATTCGTTCTACTATTCTTCATAATTTCCTCTTTTAATATAATGTCTTTCAAACTACCAATAGTATATTGCAAAAAAAAGAGGAAATTATTTGATAACTTATACAAAGATTTAGAATTGTTAGATGGCGAAGGGACGCCTATGTACGAATATCTTTTCAATCCTAAAACCTTGTTAGGTAAGAAACTATTAAAAAATTGGGGTGAATATTATACAACAGATCGTAAATTTCTAAAAGACACGCAAAAGTTATGTGATGCATTAAAGAATGAGAAGCTTGATAAACAATGTATAGAGAATTGTTGGGATATATGGAGTGAGATAAAGGGTCAAGAAGATTTTATTGAAAAATATCAATATGTTGATTGGGAAAAGGTTGAATGGTTGAATAGATCGACGCCTTTTCTTAGTTTTATGAGTATATACAATATAGCCTCACCAGTTTTGAATTTGATGTTGCCCATCATAATGATGATAATTCCATTTTTTTTACTCAAAATAATGCGAATCCCACTTACATTTGAATCTTATAAGCGTATTTTATTGCAGCAGCTGCAGAATCATTCGGTGGGGCAATTATTTACAGAGTTCCAGCATGTGTCATGGAATAAACGTATTTATATTCTAGTGTCTATAGGAGTTTACTTTTACAATATATATCAAAATATAATTAGTTGTTATCGTTTCTTTGTTAACATGAAGAGTATCGATTCATACTTTGCTGGAATGAAACATTATGCCACTTACACTCTTGACAAAATGAATATGATAATGGAAAAATGTAAGAATCTTCCTTCTTATAAATTATTTATAGCAGAATTATCTGAATATTATGATGAACTCAAGAAAATTTCCAATGGCATACCTTCAAAAGCAGCACTATCTCGAACAGGGTTTTTCAATATAGGTAATGTAATGAAGCAATTTTACTTATTTCATACAGATGAAAATATAAATAGGACATTCACATATACCTTTGGTTTCAATGGATACATAGACACCATGATAGGTCTTAGCAACAATAGTTCTATTAATAATGCTAAGTATAAACGTAGTAAGAAATTACTTATGAATATGAAGAATGCATTCTACCCGCCCCTGCTGAATAGTGATCCTGTGAAAAATGATCTTGAATTATCAAGGAATATTATTGTGACGGGTCCAAATGCAGCAGGAAAAACCACGCTACTTAAGTGTATAATTTTGAATATTTTGTTTACACAACAAGTAGGAAAAGGTTTTTATGATTCTGCAACAATAGCACCATTTGATTTTATTCATTGTTATTTGAATATTCCTGATACATCTGGTAGAGATAGTTTATTCCAAGCAGAGGCGCGGCGTTGTAAAAAAATCCTGAACTTTATAAAGCAGCATAAAAATAAAAAGCATTTTTGTATATTTGATGAATTATATTCGGGAACAAATCACTACGAAGCAATAGGTAGTGCATATGCATATTTGAAATATATTGCAGAAGTTCCTTCTGTAAGATTTATGCTAACAACGCACTTTATCAAATTATGTGAAAAATTAAGCAAAACAAAGAACATTATTAATATTAATATGGAAACAAGCATAAAAAATATGACATCAAACTATACTTACAAAGTAATACCAGGTATCTCCAAGTCAAAGGGAGGTATTTGTGTTCTGAAACAACTAGAATATCCACCACAAATTTTACAAATGACACAAAGAGTAATAGATGAATTATAATGCTCGTTTAATATTTTTATTATTAATGTTATTAGTAATCAAACAAATGGGACGCGAACTCTTCATTAGTTTAGGAATTACAATTTTAACAAGCGTTACACTTTTTTTATATTTTAGACACAGGTTTAAGGCTGTCGAACATAAGGTAAACACAATCTTTCAGTTGGTGCAAAGTCATTCCCGGGCACCACCACCTCAGAGAATGCCTATGATGCCGCCTATGCAGAGAGACGCATATGCTCCGCCTCGCGGCGTTGTTTTAGAGGAAAAACAAGATCCAAAGGAATTAATCGAGGTATCAGAAGATGATGAGTCAGATAGCGGAAGCGAGGGCTCCGTTACTTCAGAAAGCGATGACGATATGAACGAAGCTCCTATAACTATAAATCAGTTGGAAGAAGCTGATATTAAGGACATTAAAATCGAGCCTGCAAGCAATATATCGATGCAGGAGCCACAAAAAATTAATCTAGATAGTGATGCAGGGTCTTTGTCCGATCAGTCGGAGCTAAGTGATTTGCCATCACAGGAAAATAGCGCACCCTCCCCTGTTAAAAGCGTCGAGTCTATTCCAGATTATAACAAATTAAATGTAAAAACATTGAAACAAATTGCAGAGGATCGCGGACTTCAAGGTTTCAAAAAACTTAGAAAGCCTGCCCTTGTTGAATTATTAAGTAAATAATTTCTTATAGTATATTATTATAATGAGTTGGGGAACCTGCTATGGTGCTTCTAATAATATACATTTTGATTTTCCACCACTAATGAGTGATGGGAGAAACTTTGCTAACTGGTATCCGGCCTGTAATATCAATAAAAGTATTAGACAAAAGAACAACATTAAAAGTAATTATCAATATCGCCAGTATTTAATTAAAAACGCTGATTCGATTATTAAAAAAAATCAGCGCGATGCCTGTGATGACTGCTGCGGTTGCTGGGAACAATTCAAGAAGGTTCCTTCCACGCCGGAGAGCGCCTATCTGTACAAATCGTGCACAGATAACAAGCGCCCTTATGGTTATGAAACATCAGATTTAAAGAACCTGTATTTATCTCGTTTTGCGCTTCAAAGCAAAATGGAGGCGCCAATTCTTACGCAAGAGCAATATCTAGTAAGACAAGAAGTAAAATACGGATCTATGTAAAAATACGTATTAGAAATATTTTCATATTCTGTTTATTATAATGAAAATATTGAGTATCGACATTGGTATTAAACATTTAGCATTTTGTTTGTTCGATATCAAGTCGAAAACAGATTATTGTATCGATAAGTGGGATATTATAGATCTTTGCAATGAAGAGAAAAAGAGTTGTGAAGGAATAGATAATAAATCTTGTAGTCGCACACCGAAATTTACCAAGAATGGTAAACATTTTTGTAAAATACATGCGCGACATCACGAATTGAGAATACCATCACCAGAATTTAAGGTAAATCGACTAAGCAAGCGCAAACTTCATGAACTAAAAGAAACGTATAACGAACTCGGACTTAAAACAACACAAAAAATAAAGAAAAAAGATTACCTTGAACAAATACTAACTTATTTAAATGCTAATTACCTTGAGTTTATTGAACCTATCAAAGCGCAAGATTTTAGCATTGCAAAGTTGGGGAAAAGTATAAAAATGAATTTTACGGCTATCATGAAAGGAATTTCAATAGATCATGTGATAGTTGAAAATCAAATAGGACCTTTAGCGAATCGAATGAAAACAATTCAAGGAATGGTAATGCAACATTTTATTGAACAAGATGTTAAAATATTAAAGGAAATAGCGGCTTGCAACAAACTAAAAAATTTTATAAAGTCTGGGAAAACAACATATAATCAACGTAAACAATTAGGAATTCATGTAACAAAATCACAATTAGCGGAAAATGCACACTTTCATAGATGGCAACAATTTTTTATGAGTCATAAAAAAAAAGATGATTTAGCAGATTCCTTTTTACAGGGTCTTTGGTATTTATCCGAACTTCAATTAATATAATTTTAGCTGCGTCTTACTTAAAATTATAAGTTCTTGTTAAAACATAAATAATGTCTAATCCACAAGTTATTAATTTGGGATCTGAGCCACGACTAAATGTAAGCTCTCCTGCACCAATTGGCGCTGTTAAAATTTCTTCATTACCACCTACTCGTCCTAAATCGGTAAATTTCGGTCCAGGTGTTGAAATGTTAATGAATCCTAAAAAACAAAATAGAGATGGTGGTCAATCCCCAAGCATTACGCTAGAAGACTTGGGGTCTATAGGAGATAGGATAAACGCAGCAACTACGCCGCGGCGATCAATGACCGAAGCACGCAATTCTATGCTAGGCACCGCCGCCCCCGGACTCAAACTAAATATTCAGGAGCTTAAAGAAAAAAAAATGAGACCTATCACACCGCAACCACATGGAACAACCTCAACCACTCCCACACCAAACTTGGGGGCTTCAGCAGCGGAAGAGGCCAAAAAGAAGACAGAAACATGGGATGGTTTCAAAAAATTTAACGAAATTCCTGTTAATCCTAATATTGAGACGCCTGCCAAACCAAAGATGACGCAAGAAGAAATTTTGCGAGAGAAAATAATTTATTTAAGAAAGTTGGAAGCCTTGGCGAAGAAAGGGGTAAAGCTAACTAAAAAATATTCCATGGATAGTCCGTTGGCAGAAATGAAGGGAGAATATGAAATGATAAAATCGGAAAGTGAAAAGCGGAGTAGCGTAAAGTTCCAAGGGAAAATGATGATGGCAGCAGTTTCAGCTATCGAATTCTTAAATTCAAAATTTGATCCTTTTGATGTTAAATTAGATGGATGGGCTGAAGCGGTCAATGAAAATATAGATGAATATGATGATGTTTTTGGTGAACTTCATGAGAAATATGCAGGAAAGGCAAAGATAGCGCCAGAATTGAAGTTACTTTTTATGCTTGGAGGCAGTGCTGCTATGTTACACATGACCAATACTATGTTCAAATCTTCATTGCCGGGTATGGATGATATCATGCGGCAAAATCCAGAACTTATGCAACAATTCACTAATGCAGCAGTCAATTCTATGAGAGAAGAACGCCCGGGTTTTGGGAACTTTATGGGTATGGCAATGGGAGGCGGCGCACCTGCTGGGCATAGGATGCCGCCGCCAATGCCGCGTCCAGGCC